CTTTAACTCGTCAGTCCAAAGTTCAGGGTTCTCGCGAATTAGCTCTTTAAAGAGCCTGCTCATGCTTTCAACATGAAGTGTTTCATCTCGAATACTCCATGTTACAATCTGACCCATCCCCTTCATGAAATTATGTCTGGAATAGTTTAACAAAATAGCAAAACTACTAAATAGCTGTACGCCTTCTGTAAAGGCACTATATACTGCCATGGTCTTTGCTAAATCTACCAGACTCTCAGTACCGAAATCACTTAAATACTCATGCTTTTCATACATGGACTGTATCTCAGTAAACTTTTGATACTCAGAATCGTCATACCCTAATGTTTCTAATAACAAAGAGTATGCCTCTTGATGTACCGCTTCCATATTAGCGAAAGCTGATAGCATCATTCTTACTTCTGGCTGTTTGAATGTGGGTAGGTAATGCGTTGCATATCCTTCCGCCACATCTACATCAGCCTGTGTAAAAAACCTAAAGATGTTCGTCAATAATTGACGATTATCTTCTGTTAATCTTTCTCTAAAATCCTTTAGATCATCTGCAAGGTTTACCTCGTCTGGTAACCAATGCATATGTTGTTGTGTCTTATAAGCCTCAAATGCCCACGGGTAATTGAAGGGCTTATAATAGTGCCTTTCTTCTAATAACATTTATCCCTCACAAGCTAAACATGCTTCATCATCATCATAATCGAATACAAACTCTCTCAACTTTTGATCAGATACTATCTCTGCTCTTTTAATAGCTTCGCTGCGAAGATAATACAGCGTTTTTAGTTTTCTAGACCACGCCATCATATGGACGTTATGTAACTCCTGTTTTGATACATCTGCTGGAAAGAACACATTTACACTCTGTGCCTGACAGATGTACTCCTGTCTATCAGCAGCGTGCTCAACTACCCATCGTTGATCTATCTCTACTGCTGTTTTAAATACTTCTTTACTCCACTCATCTAACTCTTGTAGATGTTGAACGCTACCATTATGGGTAATGATAGACTTCCAAGTCTCCTCATCATTTATGCCCTTTTCCTCAAGTATCTGTTCGAGGTATTTATTCTTAAGTAAAGAACTACCTGTCTTAGTCTTTTGAGTAAAAGCATTAGCACGGTAAGGCTCAATACTAGGACTAGTATTGCCGCATATAATACTGCTAGAAGCATTAGGAGCGATTGCCAATAGATGAGCGTTCCTAACGCCCGCACCCCACCACTTCCCGTCCGGACACTCTCCTCTTTCAGTTGCAAGCTGTCTTGTAGCAACTTCTGCTTCTTCTTTAATATGTCTGAACGCTTTGAGGTTAAAAGATTTTGCCATCGCAGATTCAAAAGGTATGTTATGTTGCTGGAGATACGCGTGAAACCCCATCGCTCCGAGTCCAATTGATCTTTCTTGTTCCGCAGAGAACTTCGCACGTTGTAACTCGCTTGGTGCATTCGTGATAAAGTATTCGAGTACATTATCAAGCATCCGTATGAGATCAGGAATAAACATCTTGCAATCCTTCCATTCATCGAATTTCTCCAAATTTACACTTGATAAACAACATACGGCAGTCCTCTCATCGTTGGTTGGTAGCGTTATTTCACTACATAAATTACTTTGATTTACTTTTAATTCTAATGCTTTCTGGTAATCAGGCAGGGCATCATTTACAGTGTCCCCAAACATAATGTAAGGCTCTCCTGTCTCCACTCTATTCTGTATTAGCTTAACCCATAGGGCTTTAGCTGCTACTACTTTCTTTACTTCTTTTGTATGGGGATCTATCAATTCCCAACTATCATCAAACGATTCTTCCTGAGTAGCCTTAGCAATAAGTTCCATAAATTCATCTGGAATTATGACAGCGTGGTGTAGATTAATAGACTTCCTATTAATATCGCCACCAGTAGGCTTTCGTACATCGAGAAACTCCTCGATCTCAGGATGAGAAATAGGCAAATAGGCCGCATAGCTTCCTCTCCTTGTTATCCCTTGACTGAATGCAAGCATTTCTGCATCCACTACTTTTAAAAATGGTATCACTCCAGTACTCTCACTTCCATGAGATGTTTTAGACCCAACACTTCTCAGGTCGCCCCAAAATCCGCCAATCCCGCCTCCGACAGAGGACAACCAGGCGTTCTCCGTGTAGTGTTCCGTAATTCCACCCCTACTGTCGGGAATGTAATTAAGAAAGCAACTTATTGGAAGCCCACGAGCGGTCCCCCCGTTTGACAGAACTGGCGTGGAAAACATAAACCACATCTTACTTGCGTAATTATATAAACGTTGCGCCATTTCCTCATCATCAGAAAAAGTTACCGCAGCTCTCGCAAATGCGTCCTGAGGGGAAGTCTCCCCGTCTGTTAAATATCGATCTTCTACTGTTCTTACACTAAACTCGGGCAAGGTTTCATCCCTGCTATAATCAATTTTAATCATATCAGCCCTTAAAGATGCTTTGACATTTCTTTTCAATATCACGAATGTTATCCTCCCCTATAGCATCTTCGCAGTATGCTATTAAATCCATCAATTGATAATTTCTCAGCAGAACATCGGGCATCTCGTTAAGAGTTTGTATATATTTATACTTGCTCTCAATGGGACACGCATCATATATGTCAAATGCTGAACCGTACTCATGTACTAGAGACTCTGCGCGCTTTGGACCGATTCCAGGTATTCCTGGTATGTTGTCCCCGCTGTCGCCGGTCAGACACTTCACTGTAATGTAATCTTCTACTTCAAAGTTATGTGTATCTTTCCATGTGTCATTTGTTGTTTCTTTTCTATTGACATATGAAAATCTTGATACATTGTGATTAATCAGTAAATCCCAATCTCGATCAGAACTGATTAACCATACATGAGATGCGCCTTTTAGAATATACTGCACTAAATAAGCAGCTATATCATCTGCTTCGACGCCCTCATATTGTAAAACAATATACTTCTCAGACATTAGATTGAGGGTCTCCCTCATCTCCTCGTAGAAACGAGCAAATGTGTCTTTCTCTTCTTGGGTTTGCCTCTCGTATCTTTCCTTACGGTCTAATTTGTACTCTGGATATATGGCTTTACGGTACTTACTACTTCCTAAATCTGCGGTAATTAATATAGTTCCACAGTTGTATGAGGTTGCTAAAGATTCTACCGTTCTTACATAATCATCCTTAAATTCTTCTCTACCTTGATGCTTCCATCTAAATCCTAGATTTAAAGCATCTACTACTAGTACTCTATCCTCGTCCCGCTCCACTAGCTGCTTGAATGTCTTGACCATTAATAAACCTCGGTTTTTCACTATGTAGCCAATGTTCAGCTACTAATACATAACAATTTAAATGCCCGACATACATAAAGTGTTTAGTATTTTCTGGCATGTCTCGCGTACCTACAAATATCTTTGAGCGATTATACTTAAAGAATAAAAGAGGTTTTCTATTCGTTTTCGTAGCCTGATCTTCTGCTTGATTCCACCAACCAATAAATGCATTAGACTTACTAGTTAAAATCTTATCATCAAAGTGTGAGTTCTTATAAAACTTAACTTCAATACAGTAGTTCATCGCTGTGTCAGGTATAAACAAATCTCCTTTCATAAAGGGTAGCGCCCCTGACATTGGCACTCTTTGAAACTCTAACCCTGTGTGTTTCCTAAGTAGTTCTCGTACTTGTTTTTCCCCTTCTGCGCCTTTGGCTCGGGAATCAACCATTCTTTTTCTCCTGTCTACGTCTAATAAAATAACCTGCAACTAATTTCCACATTGCAGTCCATGACCAATACCAAAAACGATGAAATTTATATCCTTTTTGGATGTATTCTTCCTTAGTACACCACTTGTATTCCCAGTTATCTGTGTACCATCCTTTGTATCTAAGAGTATTATGTAATACTCCATTAGGGGCTGTGCAGTAATGAACCTTACCTTGAAGGAAAGTCATACTCATTAACATTTTGAATACTGATCTGTCTTTTATATTATAAAGAACTGTTAAAGCAAAATCTTCACAGTCGCCCTGATAGGGCTTTTCTCTCATTATATACCAGGCTTCTCGTTTTCCAAACTGATCTGCATCACTAACCCATGTAAAATTCTTACTTACATCGTTTAATATCTCTACTTCTCTAGCTGTTAAATCTTTCATTCCAACCTACTTATGTTGTCCTCTTTAATCACTTCTATCTTTTCTAAAAGTGGATGAGTCCAGCCGTGGGATACTATATAAGTATTTAATCCTTCTTCTGCAAGTAGAACTTCTACTAACTTCTCCCTTCCCATTTCGTCTAATACGTTTATTACCTCGTCTAAAAACAGTACATTTATTCTACTCTTAGAAATACTACTCATTAATTTTCGTATTGCCACTAATGTAGCAGTATTTACCCTCGCTAACTCTCCACTACTGAGAGCAAGGATATCTACTGAGCTTCCATTATCAGACAGATCAACATTTAATTTATCGTTTGCAACTACAAAATTTATGTTGAAGCGTCCATCACTTAGCTCTGCTAAGTACTCGTTGGCCAAATCTTCTAGTTCTTTTACTAAGTTTTCTAGTTTATAAGCAACCAACCCATTCGTGGAAAAAGCTCGCTTTAGTACTTCAAGGTTAGCGAAGACTTTTTCTTGTTCAAGTAAGCTTTCCTTAACTCCTTCAAGTTCTTTTTCAAACTCTCCGGTTTGTTCGAGGATGACTTGAATTCTTGTGTTGTGCTGCTCCCTTCGGGTGTTTTCATCTATAATCTCCCTTAATTGAGCTTTGGTTCTGTTGATAGAAGATTTTAACTCTTCTATCTTTCCTTTCAGTTCTTCCCCATCTAATATTGTACTAGGTAGTTTATAGTCCACTCTAGTAAATAAATCTTCAAACTCTTTTTGTTTCTTTTCCTTATCTTCTATAATAGAGTTTATACGTTTAATTCTTTCCACGGCCACTTCGTCGTGGACGACCTCGCTTTCCGCCCTTTGGCTTCTTGCTAGGCTTTGGCTTTTTAGGTTTTGAATAACCCCAGGGTTTACCTTCTGGTGGCATGTCGGACACTCCTCTTTGAGACCCTCTAAATGAGTGATCTCCTTAGCAGAATCTTGTATGATTCGCTTGTTAGCTCCTATGTCAGCCATTATATCATCATATGACTGCACCCCTTTCTCTTCTGTCCCTGTCAACATAAAGTCGGCTGGGGACATACTTTCAAGTAGTTGTCTGTATGTATTATTTTCGTTGATTTTTTGATTTTTTTGACGAATATTTTCAAAGTCTACTGTTAATGATCTTAATGCCTTCTCATCTTCTTCCGAATTCTCTGGTAAATTTAACTTTGATAGTAGAGTTGTATTACTCAACTTATTGTCACACAACCATTTTATAATTGTGTTAGACGTTCCAGTTAGTTCATTTAGCTCTGTAGTAATTCCTTTGGAAATATCCCTGAACACATCATAATACTTTGTATACTCATCAACTCCGAACAAATCAACTAAAAATTTCTTTCTATTTGCATCTGTAGCTGTTAGAAATTGAAGACTCGCACTTGTACTTTGATATACTAATTGAGAAAAAGTTTTAAAGTCTAGTCCAAGTATTCCTTCTAATGTTTTATATGTATTTGTAGCAGTATGGCTGGAAATATCCTCTTTACCAGAAAATAGCTTCACTTTTATACTACCTCTGCTTCTCCGTACTTCTACCCTATAAGACTTAGTCTCCACAGAGAAGTCTAAAAATATATTATAACCCTTGTTATAAGCTCGGTTTTGAATGTCTGCTTTTTTAATGCCTTTTGAATTTTTGTTAAACAAAGCCTCTTCAATTACGAGCGGAATTGAAGACTTCCCGGTTCCATTTGTCCCCACCAACTGTGTTAAGGTACTGTCATTTAGATCTATAGAATTATTGCTTCCATAGCTAAAACAGTTATCCCACTGCAATTTCTTTAGAGTAATCATGAAATGTACTCAATATATCCTTTACTTTATCGTCCTCTAATTCTAGAATATAACTTAGATATTCTACTAGCTCTTCTTCTATTGTCATACCTTTATCTAAAATAAGAGCTGCCTCTGTTTTTCGTTTTACTACTTTCTTGTCCAGCAAATCTGAGTTTGCTACTGTAGATAGATCTGAAATATCTCCTTCTAATTCATATATTGTATGATGGTATTCTGTAGGTACCATCTCTTCCTCACTAGAAACTGTTTTTCTAACGAGTTGTGGGAGTTCAAATTTTCTCCATTCCCACTCAAGTCCTGTACTCCCTTCTATGATTATATATCCTGTCTCTACTAAATTTCTATGAAATTGAGTAGTCATAGGACTACCAGGGTATACAATATTTAATTGTGTATTTGAATGACTATGTAAGTCTCCTGCATATATAATTGGAAATAAAGCAAATCTTTTTAGGTCTACTTCTGGTGTAACGTGTGGAGGTATTGCTCCCCTGACATGAGTGAATAACGGCTTGCGTATACTAAAATCTTTAGCGTGCCATTTTCCGTGTAACTCACAGTAGGGGAGCACCCCAAATCGTTCTTCATTATGAATAGAGTCGGTTATATCTACTAATGGATTCACCTCCTTTGTGGCCTTTTTAAGTTGAGTTAAAAACGTACGAGTCTTCTTAGTGGCTTCATGGTTTCCGTCATAAATCAATGTCCTGACCGAAACACCACTAATAAATTCAAAGTATAACTCTAGTTCATCCATCGTAGGGAGCCTATCAAATAGGTCTCCCCCGATGACATGAAGTTCGACTTCTTTCTCTAATTTGTGTACTTCATTAAAGAAAGTTTGATACCGTTTACGAGCCCACTCCACTGGAACATTTTTTTGTCCCAACTTCAAGTGCCAGTCGGCTGTGAACAATATCGGATATGGTACTACCACGGAACATCCTCTTTAGATAATTCTGAAGCTACTTCTTCAGGAACTTCAGGACTTGCGCCTGCAATACGATCTAAAAGATCTTTTTGTGCTTCTGGCGTAGGACGAGGTAGAACATCTTCCATAGATTTTAGCTCTTCTACTAGTGCCTTTTCTTCATCTCCTAAAGCACGAGTTTTACAACGAAGAACTTGTAGTTGGTATTCTACATTAAATACGTTTGGTCCGGTTTTTACTCGCTTGAAATTTACATCCCAACCAGTTTCAATATCCGTAGGATCTCCAAGATCCTCTGCTGCCAGCATAATCTGTTCCAGCAATTTTTTCTTTAGGTTAAGAACTTTAACTTCTCCATCATGAATGCATTGAATAGCATACGCCCATCCGCATTTCATTTCAGGATTGTACTTACGAACCCAATCCGTCTCAACATTATCAAACGCTTCTTTATCACGATTGAATGCTAAACATTCCATTGGGATGTTTTTTCCGTTCTCTCCCTTAACCCAATATACATAACGAGGTAATATGTCACCAACCATTCTGACACTGTTATCCCCTTCTACATATGTGTATTGTACTATTGACGACTTCTGGGCCGCCCCCTTCGAATCAGCAAATTTTATTGCCATTTTGTTTCTCCTTGTGGCTTCTCAAATAAAAAATGAATTCTTCCATCTTCTATATTGAGTAGGCTGTTATCTTTTATAGTTCCCTCTTCCACTGGTGAGTGTAGGAGGTCTAAGGTTGCATCTTTAGTTTCTAAATAATTACTCAAATTGCGAAAACTCGCAAGATGAACATAGTGGAGCCACATCAAAGTTGAGTAGCTCCTTCTCTCAGTGAATATCATTTCTGGATGTATCAAAAATGAGTCCCCTGAAAAATCTTTCTGATA